AGAGTTGGTGGATTCACGCCCCCCAAGTGTGGGTATTCACCAACGTTGTCCCTGACATGAGCCTCCTCTCTCAGGATAGGTGGCGAGTTTGGACAATAAGTGATAATAAGGAATTAATTCCGTTTATTTAAAATAAATAATATATTAAAGATATATATAATGAAGACAACATATGGTGCTAAACGTACTTACCGAAAGAAAACTGTTTCCAAGGCTAAGCGTAGTTTCAAGAAAACTAAGGCTACTGTATCAAAGACTGTTAAGGCTTATGTTAAACGGACTATTCACGCATCTGAAGAAAATAAAACTGCGATGGTGGACACTTTCGTGTCTTCCGCTATAGTCGGCGGTCAAATTGGTGGTTTTGGTACGGGATTAACATCCCCCGAAATCTTATCTAATTTTAATATAGGGCAAGGTGCTGCTCAGAATCAACGTATTGGCAATTGTATTCGCCCTGTACGTATTCAACTTCGCGGAGTGTTACGCTCTGCGCTTTATAATGTAACTACAAACCCTTATTTTGCACCTGTCGAAGTTCATATGTTTATTTATAAACTTAAAAACAATTTCACAAGTTCTCTTTCAACTGGACTACTTCAAAATGGAGTCCAATCAGTTCCATTTAGTGGAACTGTCATCAATTCAACTTACCCAATTAATACCGATGTAATTAAGTTATACGCTCGTAGGGTGTTTAAGCTTAATGCTAACCTTTCGGGCGTCCCGACTGCTTCTGCGGTCTATCCAGATGGACTTAACAACGGCGGAATGACAATGAGACGTTTTAAAGTAAATATTCCTATTAAACATAAGTTATTGTATAACGATCTCTCAAATTTTGTATCTAATGATGGTTTTTTTGTCGCTTTTGGCACAATTAATTGTGATGGCTCTCCATCGGTATCTACCGACATTCGTGCCTATGTTTCACTTGAGCAAATCATTACATATGAGGACGCATAGATTTTCAACCTCTGTTTTTCAACCTCTGATTTTCAACCTGCAATAAGAAACTGACTGATTATATAGTCTACCTTCCCTTAAGAATTAAATTGGTGAGACGAGTCGACTGAGGAGCGTAGCGACGGAAGGAGCGAATGTCGAGCCGCGCCGCGGCACTCACCCTAATTAAATTTTGTGTCAACTGTGTCAATGTTTACAATTAAGAGTAAGAGATAAATGTTTTTCCAGAGGGTTTACCCCTCGCCTTTATCTCTGTATAACTAGCCCGCAATTTTGCGGGCTTAAGTACGTATATAAGATGACTATGAATGCATGTGCTGTTTATGAGATTAGATATAACGAGGCGTTGGTCACCGAGGACACTTTGGGGACGTTTTTAAAGACCATAGCTAAGAGTTTTGTTTTTCAACTGGAAGTTGGCGACGGGGGCTATCGACATTGGCAAGGAAGGTTAAGCTTGATTAAGCGACGGCGGAAATGCGAACTGATGAAATTATTCGGTTCCTTTCCCCTCCCTAATTATTTGGAGCCTACCATAACCAAAGAACACCTTAAAGAAGCATTCTATCAGATGAAAGCGGATACCAGAGAGCGAGGGCCTTGGACCGAAGCTGAATTCCGCGACCCTGTATTTGTCCCCTACCAGTATGCTGGTCTTATGGACAAATTATATCCATACCAACAATTAATATTTGATAAGATTAAGAATGAGCGAGAAAAGCGAGTTGTTAATCTGGTCGTCGACATTAAGGGCAATTCAGGTAAGTCTACACTTGCCGCCCTTATGGACATACACGGCTACGGTGTTGATATGCCCATTATTAACGATTATGAGAAACTTGTAGCAACCCTGTGTTGCATACTTAAGGACGTCACGCGTGACCCTAAGAGCATATTTATGGATATGCCCAGGGCAGTGGACAAGTCCCACCTCCTAGGAACTTATTGTGCTATAGAACAAATTAAAAAAGGTAAACTTTATGACTTAAGGAATAAATATAAGAGTTGGTGGATTCACGCCCCCCAAGTGTGGGTATTCACCAACGTTGTCCCTGA